ATGAAATCCCTCTTGAGAAACCCGGTTGTGTGGAGAGTACTCTGGGCGCTGGTAATGGTTGCCATTGCGATAAGGTTGTCGATTTGGGCTGCGGCCGCATTGTGGCTCATAGCCGCAATCCGTGAGCCGAAGACCTTTCTATATCCGTTTCTGTTGCCACTGGTTGTAGGTGCTTGCTACACAGGCAAGACTGGAGCGCTGGTGGTCGGAGGCTCGCTGGTAATCATCGCGATTCACAGAATCTGGAGGCAGCGTAGCAAAGCCTCCGTCGCGCCATTTGCTCTCGCTGATAAATCTAAGGGAAAACGCCCTGCCCCCCAGTAATGCAGCAGTAGCGTGAGAAACGATCCTCAGGCCTCGATTTCAGAGGCCTGAGGATCGAATCTGTCTAAAATGGTTTGGCCGGTTTCTGCGACTTTCACCCAGGAAAACCGAGAAGCTCTCGAGCGGCTTTAGACAGCCAACCACCCTCCCCGGCGTTCTGCCGAGTCGCCTGCCATCCGTGCGTGCGTCAACTCCATAACCCTTCATTCTCATGATCGAGCAGGGCCCACAACCTAGCCGCCTCGGCAAGCTCGAGCATGTCGACCAGATCGCTGTCATCGACCTCCCGGCGCCGGTACGCAGCATAGGCCATCTCATTGAGTACGGCCGCGCGCCCATCGGGATCAGTTATCAGGGCCGTCTGGTCGTCCAGTTCCGCCACCCAGGCCTGTGGTATTCCCACCATCATTCTGCCTTGCACCACCAGGACTGCGCGTAGAGCACGCCGTCGACCTCCTCCACCCCGTTGATATTGATCCCGAGCTGGGCCATGCCGTTGACCTTGGCGTCGTGCAGCCGCGGGATGATGTCCGGCCCAGGCGACGGGTTGAACACCCAGGCCTGTGTCGATACCCGTCCCAGCGGCTCGCTGTGGTGATCACCAATGTGGATGTCGGCCCGAAGGGGCTGAATCTTCCCGAGCTGGCTTGTTGGGATGGCCACGCCATTCACGCGGCGGCGAACGAGGAGGAAGTACATAGAGCACCAATACTGTATAGATAAACAGTATCGTATAGACGGACTCGGTCGCGGGCAATTGCCGATCAGCGGATCAGTGAAGAGGCGGCAAATCCTTTCCCCGAGCCTTGGCGATGACACGGAGCTGGTAATCGGACACCACCTGGAACAGCGACTCGGCCAGTAGGCGCAACCGCTCGATCTCTTCCACCGGCTCACCGCGATCCTGGGCCTGGTGATACTCCCGCAGGGCGTCGACAGCTTGCTGGATCAGCGGCTCACCGGCCTCAACCATCCCTATGAAGGTGCGCTTGTCCACTTCCCTGCTCCGATCACTTGATCAAGGCATTATAGGACGCTTCGCAGGCGAGGCCCGCTATTCGGGCTTGGTCATAAGCTTTCGCCAGCTCTCCCGCTCTCGCATCAGCCCGTGCGAGCAGGTCGGAGAGCACCATGGCGGCGCGGGTGGCTGTCTGGCCTCTGGCGACAGCGGCGGTATCCGTGCCGGGGCAACTGATGGCGGCAGCGAACTTGGCACCGTCGTCGTGCAACCGCTGGCCAGCAGCATCGGCGCCAGCAGCGCCAGTATTAGCAATCTTGCGCTCTTTCTCGGCATGCGCTCTCACCTCCTCCTGCGCCGTGGCGCGTCGTTGTTCTTCTTGGCGCGCCGCGCGTTCGCCGATCACCTCGGCCAGGCGGTCGCCGCTGTCTCGCTCTGCTGTTGCCAGGACGGCTTCGGCCCGCTCCACTGACCGGCCGTGGTGGTACACGCCCCAGTAGGAAGCGAGCAGCGCCAGCAGCAGCGCCGACCTGATGGCCCAAGACTTCATGCCAGCGCCCTCCGCACACCTTCGTCGATGATCGCGGCGGCGTAAGGGTTTCCGCCGTTCTCATGGATGATGATGCTCACCACCATGCCGCGAAGCGTTGCGGGATCTTTGATGTTGATCGGGTCAATGGTCCGCACGCCCAGCCGCCTGGCCACGGTCGCAGCGTAAGCCTGAGTGTTGTTCTCGTTGCTCGGCGCCCAGCGGCTGATGGTCTCCAGCACGGTGTCGATGCCCTTCCCGCCAACGCCGGGCATCCCATCCTTGCCCCGATAGTTGATTAGCAGTTTGCCCAGAGCGCGGATGCCGTTCTCTGGCGTATCGAAGCGGGCAAAGCGTGGCTTGGCAACACCGACCTCCAGGCCGAGCTGGCCCTGCCAGGCATTGCGTGGGTTGAAATCGATGTTGCCGGGGTTGTTGTTGCGAATGCCGCGTGCGGTCATGGGTTTTCTCCAGGCAAAAAAATACCGCCAGGCGGCGGTCGGTGGTTTGAGTTGCAGTTGCGTGGGCAAGGGATCATGTCGCAGGGATGAACAGCTATGGCTCCATCCTTAGGAGCGCCAAGAGATTCTATTTTCATGGAGACCTAGGCATGATGGCTCTTTGAAATAGAGAGGGATCTCCATCGTGGCTCAGTCGCACATCAGTTTTCTCAATGCTGTTTCATTTCAAATACTCAAACTGAAAACTAGTCCAGGCTCGACAGCGGCATCCCAGCAGCTTTGTAATTACGCCCAGCTGCTGTTCGGTCCTCATTTTTATGCCACGGCCGCTGAGATGGATGCGTTTCTAAAATCGAAGGAGGCGTGGAGCTGGAGACAGAAAGGATATAGCGACTACGAATCCTCGAAATCGTGGTGTGAGTGTGCGGATATCGCTGCGCAACTGGGGGCAACGAATTTGGACCCGAGCTTTCGGATTCAGTCAATTATGCTGCTGTAGCGAGCCTCCTCCGGCGAAATCGGCCATACGCTATCAGTGGGATAGCCTTCCTGCTCAGGGAGGCGGCTCAGCGCGACGCGGTAACGCTTCCACTCCTTTAGCAGCGAGGCTTCGGCCTCGGTTGCTTCTTCAAGCTCTACGGCATCCTGCAGTGGTGCGATGGCAGCATCGGCGACAGCGCGGCGCTGGGCGAGATCGGCGGATACCATGACGAGCAGTTGCTCGGCAGCCTCCTGTACCTTTGCTTCAGCAGTGATGACCTGCGACCAGTCGATCACCCCGGCAGCTGCAGTCAGACGCTCGCCCAGATCTAGGCCCGGCAACTGCACCTGGCCATCAGCTGGGTAGAGGTCGACCGGGAAGCGTGCTGCCTGCGGGGCATCGGCGACGTGGGGCAGCATGAGAGTCAGTACTAGGTCTCCGTTGATACGCTCGACCGGCGCAATCACGAATTCACACCCGATCGCTTCAGCAGGCAAGGTCGCACCATCGGCCAAGCGGGAGAAATCCAGTGCCACGCCGTTCACTTCCAGAGTATCACCCGATTTGGATACAGACAGGCTCACATCAGAGCGAACAGGTGAAAGCTTGATAATCATTAGAACCACCTCCCCAGCGCTAGCGCGCCGACTGTCACCAAGGATTGATCACCAGAAACCCATGCACCAGTCGATGCAATGCCTAGCTGAACCCCCGATGCGGAAGCGTTCCTTGCATACACCTCTTTGGTAGTTCCGTAGATCTTCGCCGCGTAGTTGGTAAGGTCAACTTGAGGAAGAACAACTGGCGTCTGACTGAAATAACTTGGGTAGGTCCACGATGCTTGAAGGTTGGAGTTGTTCGCAAAGGTTAACGACAGCCCAATCGCGTAGCAGGCTAGGCAGCCATTTGCGAATTTGAAATAGGTCCCGTTAGCGTTAGACCCTGTTTCCATGACCGCACCGGTTGGTGTCCCTCCACTTTGACTGACCGTCCCGAGGATATCAGCCACAGCAGCCGCCTTCAGGCCGAGTCCGCTACGGGCTAAGGTTGCCGTATTGCCACCGGTACCACCCTTGTTCACCGGCACCACATTCTCGGTCGATACCGAGCCCAGGCCGGCCAGCGTCGATCCCCAAGTGTTCGCGATGTCGTTGAACTTGTCTGCCAGGGTCTTGGTGTAGCCCTGCACCGGCGCGATTGCATAGGTGCCGCCGGCTACGGTTGCCCCCTTATATGCCGGCAGGATGCTGAGCACCGTGCCGCTGGCAATGTTGGTCACCTCGTACCAGTTGCCGTCCGGCCCCAGCAGAGCATCGCCCACCCGGGCATTCGCGGAAAAGTTGGTGCCGGTACCGGTCACCGTTGTTTGGCCAGCCGTGATCGCGACCGTGCCTGTCCTGTACCAGGGCATAGGATGCTCCGATTAGTTGAATGGGAATGGCAGGTTGTCCGTCTTGATGACGAGCGCCTGCGGGTATCGATCGGTGGGGATGTCGAAATAGCTGGTGGCAGCAGTAGTGCTGTAAATCATCGTGGTGCGCGCAGCGTCGCAGGCCATGAAGTAGATGCCTCCGGCTGCACCATATGCGCCATCCATGTGCGCTTGCATGCTCCCGCGAGCCGGGAATGGCGAGCCTGGCGAAGACATATCATCCATGATCCCTTGCCCGAGCGAGCGTGAAAAGGTCGTGCTAGCAGCGAACTCACCCGATCCTATCGCGATAAAAATCCTCGCCACGCAGTAGTAGGGGCCGCTACTGATAAACCTGGTAGCCTGCTTGGTCGCGCCGGCGAAAGGAACGCCGTACATGGCAATACCGTTGATTACCGTCGGTGTTGGGGGTGGAGGCGCATTTATCCTGGCGACGATGTTGAGCGGATACTGCAGAGAGTTGAAGGTGAGCGCGCCGGATTCGTCGTAGCACTTCAGGCCGGCCCCGTTCAGCGTGTTCCGCATGGTGTCGAAGTAGTAGAACTTCGTTGAGGGGCTGGCCCCGATGAAGTAGAACGTCGTGGTGTCACCTGACTTTGAGGATCCGCAAGAGATCCCCGAACCCGTGATGAATACGATCGGCGCTACTGCCCCCGTAACGCTGAAACCGTGGACTGCATCGGTAATCGACGACTCTGCATAACTGCTCCCTTCATTGGGTGGCAACTGGGCTGAGCGATGATAGAGGCGTGGCCAATTGACCTGGAACGAGAGATAGCCGCTTTTAAGAAGCCCGTAAGTAATCTTCTCGGTATCGAACAGTAACTGCCCGTTCTCCTTGTAAACCTTCAGACCTGCTGACATTAGTAGTAGCCATAGTGAATGCGGCAGTTGAGTGAGTAGAAGCCCCAGCCGCCGGCGTATGAGTACTGCCAAGCCAGGGTTGCGGCGGAGGCCCCCACGGCTAGGGTCACCCCCGGCCGCTTGCCGAGATACTTGTTCTGGGCGGAAAGTTCGGTGATGGCGTAGAACAGCGTTCCCCCAGCCGGCGGCAGGGGAATCGAGAGCGACCCATTGGCCGCCCCCGTATCCACGTACCCCATCATCTGGCTGATCGTGCTGGTCATATCCAGCAGCGCCAGGCCGCTCGGGTCGTAGACCTTGAGCCCTGCGGTCATACGCTCACTCCCAGGTCAATCGCCAGGTTGCCGTTGGCGTGGTAGATACGCAGGCGCTGGTTGTTGATCAGCAAGCGCCCCTGCCCCGCCACCGTGCCGTTGATCTCGAACGTGCCGCTCTTGTTCAAGATCCAGCCTTGTTGGCCGGCGACGTAGTTGGTCGAGCTGATGTAGCTGCCTATCTTGGCGTTCGTAATGGTGCCGTCTTGGATGAAGGCCTCATTCATGAACACCTGCCCGCCCTGAACTGCGAACGGCGAGGAAAGCGTACCGTTGATGCCGTTGACCACCGCGAAGAGGTCTGCCGATACAAGGAACTTGCTCTGCAGCCCGGCCGGACCGTTCTCGATGCCGAGGCCAATGCCCGCGGCAACGTACTGGCCTTGGGCATTGACCTGCATCTTGACCGACCACATGGTGCTGGCTTTGTCGTCAAGTGCAGCCAAGGCCTGGCTGGTGACCTGCACCGAGGCGCTGGTTTTCTGTATCTCACCGTTGGCTCTATCGAGCGCCGAATTGAACGACACCTCCAGCGTTTCGGTTTTCTTCGCCTGGGCGTCAATTGCGGTGGCCCGCGTCTTCGACTCCTCGGCGATCTTGGCAGTGCTTTCCCAAGCCTTTAGCGACCCGGCAAGCTCACCCTCGGCGTTGTCGTCCCGCCCAGTCGTGTAAACCGCCCCGATGGTGGTGCGCATCGAGGCAACCGCCTGGTCGGTGTCGGCCTGGGCGTGCTCCACCGTCTGAATCTTGCTGGCGTTCTCGTCCACCTGAGCGCTGACGGTGTCAACCAATAACCCTAGGGCTTCGTCGCCATCGGCTCGGGCTGTCGCTTCGTTCTCGACAGCCGCTTCCCGCGCCTGGCGCTCACCCGTTACTGCGTTGTCTCGATCGAGCTTTTCCTGATCGAGCGCCTGATTAGCGTAATCGACCCGGGCATTGACCGTTTGGAGGCGCGAGGCCGTCGACGATTCGTTGTCGGTGACAGTCTTTTCCAGCACCGAGAGGCTGGCCGAGTTGGCCCCAACCTTGGTGTTCACATCCAGGAATCGGCTGGCCGTGGCCTGCTCATTCGTGACGACGGTCTGCTCGAGGCTGCGGATGCTGCCATTGGTCTCGCCGACACTGGTCTCAACCGTTGTCATCCGGCTGGCCATGGCCTCGTTCTGCGTGGCGCGGGTGCGCGACTCTTCCGAGACCTTGGCCAGGGTGTCCCAGCCCCGTAGCGCATCGGTGAGCGCGCCTTCTGGGTTTTCGTCACGGTACGCCGACTGCACGGCCTGAAGCATGGCCGCATTCACCGTCACTTTCCCATCAACCGTCGCGATGTCCGTGGTGTTCTTGGCCACCGCCTGCGCCAGGCCATTTGCCGTCGAGGCAATGCTGCCGATATCGACCCAGTAAGCCGGGTTCGGCGGGGCGTTGCTGCCGTTGGCAGCCGCCGGTACCGGCGCAATGGCCATGTACAGGCGCTGTCCGCTGCGCACGGCATCGTCCTTGGCGTAGGCGTTGGTGGCCACGTACTCGAGCGGGTCAGTCAAGTCAGTGATCAGGTCCTCCAGCTCCTGCTTGGCCGCCTCGATACGGCCATTCACCGACTCCGGGCCTTCGCCGGAAATCTTCTCGATCTCGCTCAGCAGATTCTGCCCGAGCTCGCTTTCGGTGATTTTCCCAGTGATCAGTTCCAATACTGGGCTTGCATCCGCCCCAGACTGGCCAAACACGCCACCACCGATGGGATACCACGGGCCGATGTTGCCGGTCCGGTCCACCAGGCGCGCCCAGAAGAAGAACGAGACACCGGCCTTCAGGCCTTGCATCACGTACTCGGTCTGCGGGTAGGCCAGATCGGCGAGTTTCGTTGCCGCCTCCAGGCTGTTCGTTGGGCCGTACCAGATCTCCGTCCGCTGGGTGTCCTCGGCGCCTGGTGGGATTCCCCACTTGAGCGATATCCCGAAGATCAGCGGATCGGCCGTCAGGTAGGTTACCGAAGGCGGTGTGCCCTCCTTGCCTTTCAGCTCAGTGAGCGTCGAATCCCGCCAGATCGACGTTATGTCGAACGAGCTGACGGCCCGAACCCTGGCCAGGTAGGAGCCAGCATAGATGCCCACCACATCGATTGAGGTTGCACCAGTACGCTGCAGGCGAGTCCAGTTGCCGTTGTCCTTGCGCCATTCCACATCGTAAGCGACCGCCCCCTGGACCGCCGGCCAGCTGATCGTCATGGTGCTGACGGCGATCCCCTGATCCACGGCATAGGCCGAGGTCAGCGACACGCTGGCCGGGGGCGCTACGGTAGTGACCGGAATGACGCTGATCGGGCGTTCGTCCAACTTGGCGCCGGTGTCGATTGCTGCGAACTTGCTGGGGTTGAACTCAAGCGCAGTGATCTCGTACTCACCTTCCTGGGTGCGAGTGGTCTTCAGCACTCGGAAGAGCTGCACCGCCAGGTCGTCGTAGTCGATTGCCCACTGCAGTTCGGGCTCTGGCTGCACGCTGTATTCAGTCGTCACCGTCACCGCGCGCCCGGCCACAGACTGCACGGTGCGCGCCTGGGCGGTGCCGTTGGGCAGGTTCACGATTAAGCGGTCACCTGCTTTGATCGGCGTGTCGCGATCAAGGGTGACCACACGGCCGGCAGCGGACGAGATCCGGCCACCGTTCGGGCGGCCGGCCACCAGCTCATCCGCCACAGGGATGACGTAGCCAGGCAGCGGGATCCGGCCTTCCATGCCGGTCTTGAAGCTGACAGTGCGGTCCTGGCTGTTGCTCAGCAGTGCCCACCTCCCCCGGCGCTGGGCTTCGGAGGCGCGCGTGCAGCCGATGGCCGAGATCTCGATTGGCCGGTCGCGGTACCGCCGCTGCAGCGCCAGGTCGGTCACCGGGATCACATCGGTGTCGTAGTTGTTGGCAGGGTTGTCGTAGCTGACCAGGGCGCGGCTGTAGTGCGTGTTGCGCTCGGCACCGCCGTATACGAACTCACCGTCGATGACATTGGCACGGGTGAACACGTAGTCGATGTCCTGGGCACGCGGCATGTCCGCCTGCATGAACAGCGAGCCGTGAGCCCAGTACACCATGCCCCGGTAAATGGCCGACAGGTCGCGCAGCAGCGTCCAGGCCTCGGCGCGGCCCTGCAGGTTCATGTCGCACAGGAAGCGAGGCTCCTGACCGCCCTGCCCGTTCGGCACCAGCTGGTCGCAATACTGGGCGATGCGGTACATCTCCCACTTGTCGACCATCCATGACTTGATGCGTTTGCCCAGGCCGAAGCGATCCTCGACGCACAGGCCGTAGGTCACAAAGGCGGGGTTGTTGGTCCAGGCCTGCTTGAAGGTGCCATCCCACACGCCAGTGTAGGTGCGGGTCACGGGGTCATAATTGGTCGGAACAGGCCAACGTTTGGCCTTGCACTTCACGGTCACGGCCGGAATGTTCTGGAACTGCTGCGCGTCGAATTCGATGTACAGCAGCGCGGTGTTTGGGTAACGCAGCTTCTCGTCGATGATCTCGGTATAGCCGGCAATGGTCATCGTGTCGGCCACAGTACCGCTGTTGGCGTTCGGAGTGATACGTCGTACGCGCAGCATCCAGCCGGAGGTAGCCGCCGGCAGGTTCACGCGCACGGAGCGCTGATACCCATTGGTGGTCTTGCCATCGACGGCTCCGCGGTGAGCCTCGGCATACGCCCCGCCGTCAGTGGCGATATCGATGGCGTACTCGATTCGGTAACCGTTGGTGTTCCCGCTACTGTCCTGCTTGGCCAGACGCGGCCACGACATACGCACGCGCACGGCCGACAGCTGGATGTTGCTCAGCGCCCGGGTGAACGGGTTATCGCTGCGCAGTTCGACGTTGACAGTCGTCTCGTTCTCTACCGACGGGATGCCCTGGATGTAGTCCTGCTCGATAGTGCCTCGGCGCCACTCCCACTTCACGCCCGGGAAGTTCACGTTGCCGCTGGTATCCATGATCGGCGTGTTGTCGAGGTAGATTTCGCGGTCGGTAGGTGTGCCGTCAAACTCCCCCTCGCCCACAGCCAGCAGCAGCTTGGCGATGTTGGTCGACTGCAGGCTGTCCGGCGCCTCAACGGGGGATTTTGGCTTGCTCTCGCCGCCCTTGGCGCCTGTGATGTCCAGGTGATCTGTCGGGCCCATGCTTTCCTCCGGGCAACAAAAAACCGCCCGGAGGCGGTCTGTACGCTGAATCGGCCCTAGGCCTTATCTTGTGCCTCAATGGAGGCAGAGATTATCGCGCCACCCCAGCGGCGCTCGCCGATACAGATCGGGACAGGGTTGCCGCTGGCAGTAGTGTTTTTGGCGCTGCCGAAGGCGTAACTCGGCAGGTTCTCGGGTGCAGCGCTTTGGGACAGGCCCTTGGCTTGGGGGCTGAGCATCTGGATGACGCCGCCCAGGGCAAGCGATGCGCCGAGAGACTGCCCCCACCCTTGCATCCCAGGAACGAAAAAGGACGCAACGAAGATTACGGTGCCGATGATCGTTTGAAGAAGGCCTCCGCGTTTGCTCCCGCCAATAAGAGGAACAATCCGAATCTCTTTGGTGCCACGGCGCCCTAAGTCATCCGCGCCTACATTTTTTCGGTTGCGAAATACGGCAAAGCGGATCCCTAGGGCATCAAGCCGCCTGATTTCCTCTACAAAACCGGGAAGCGTTACGCGCAACGCTTTGAATGCCTCCCACCCCTCTCCACTTTCCAACTGGCGGCGATGCACTCGGCCAAATTTCTGGGCCAGCGAGCCGGAAAGCTTGATCGTCGTCATCTGCGCGTAATGCGCTACCGTTGCAGCCATACTTTCCTCCAGGCAATAAAAAACCGCCCGGAGGCGGTTGATAGGTGGCGCTATGTCAAAGGCACGACTTTACCGCACTCTCTATCGCGGAACGCCCGACGCCGGGCATCCATGCAACCCGTTGATAAAATACAACCGAGCTACCTGCGTCCGTCTTCGAGACTTCAAGTAGTTCGTCTGTTAGGTTCATCGCAGCAACGACAAGACGGTAGCCATTCTGAGTTTCTGACATGGTCGCTTCAGATCGAGCATCCTGCCATTGGGGGAGTACACATAGCGCGTACTCCTTTGGTGATTTCTTGGTAACGGCTTTGGTCGTCGGTGAATTACCTTTCAGATCGCTTGGTGACACGCACCCCGCCAGCAATACCAGTCCCACTGCCCCGATCAGAATTCGCATGTGATCACTCCTTGAAAACGGCGACTGTACCAGCCGGCCTGTCCAGGCATCCAGTGTGGATGGAAAGCCAGTAGCAGAACCGAACGGGGTCATAGTAGCGTTGTGATATCTCGGATGCCTCGCAGCTACCACCCACTTAACTAAACAACTTATCCAGTTAACTCTCAGATCAGGAAGACATTGCATGACAACGCTGGCAGAAGCCCTGCGAAGCTACATAGAGCAAGCACCCGATGGCGCTACAAGACAAGAAATGAAGGACTACATCGACCGCGAATTCCCAAAGCGATGGAAGCCTGGAGCGATCGCCGCTCATTTCTATGCCTGCACTGTTAATAACCCCAAGGCCTACATCCACCACAAATGGGCTGATCGTTTCTTCTATCGCTCCGAAGATGGTCGCTTCCATCGATACAATCCTGACGTTCACGGGGTAAATACCTGGGCACCATCCGCCGATACAGAGACGGATGACTTCGGTGATGCAGAAGAAGCCAATATCGAGGAACTTGTAGAGACCTCTATCAGCCTAGAACGCGATGTCGAAACTCACTTGGTTCGTAGTCTCGACAGCATTGAAAAGGGCCTTCGGTTCATTGATCGCCAGGTAAGCATCGATGTAGGCCGAGTCGATATTCTTGCGGAGGATGCTACCGGCCGCCGTGTCGTCATCGAACTAAAGGTTGGTCAGGCAAAGGATGCTGCCGTAGGGCAAATTGCCCGCTATCTGGGCTGGTACGCCAGGCAGGATGGTCAACGCCCGCGCGGAATGCTGATCGCCAGCGAATTCCCGGACGCCGTCCGTTACGCGGCGGAGGCCATAACGGACTTGTCACTCGTTGAGTACAAGGTGCAATTCGCTTTCAATGCAGTTGCGGTGGAAGACTGACCCAGGCCCGGCCAAGCGCCGGGCTTTTCATTTCGGGCTTCACTTAATCCTGGGCCATCAGTTCCAGCAATCTCCGAGAGCCGCCCAAATGAATCGCAACGTCAATCTCTTGCGAGATGGAGATGCCGCGCCCCCTCAGATAGGTGACACTCGCCAGCACCTGATTAATCGCATCGGAAACCGTTTCTCCAGACGGTTTTACGTACTGTCCTCTGCAGAATAAACCTTCCACGTGTTCCCGATCATCGATCGGCGTCTCTGACGGAAAGGTAAAGATTGTCCTGCCTGCTTCAAGGCCAGAAAAGCCTCGGTTTTCATGATCATAGAAAGCAGCAACCACCCCTCGGCTCATGGGAATAGACAACTTCCAGCTGGATCGAGGAATCCATGATCGGGCCAACTCTGGGCTTAGTTTGCTGAACAGGTCTTGTTCTGCCTGAATTATCGAGAGCATGGCATCTACATCTGCTGGCGCTTCGCCCGCAAATCGTTCCTTCACTGGCTGTATCAGGTCAGCCCAGCCCGATGCCGTGATAAATCCATGCGGGGTCTCGGTGATTTTCCTGACGCGTTGCTCGGACAGCTCCGATCGACCATCTTCATAAACCGAAAACGCACTGCGGTCTGCGCATAGGACTACGCAATCGTCCATGCTTATCATCACGTTGAAGGTCATAGGCTATCCCCGATAAGTGGCAGCCTCGCAATCTACCACGGCTAGGCGACGGTTCGCTCCAGATGCAAAAAGCCCACCGCGGGGCTGGGCTTTTCTAGCCAGGGCTCAGTGATTATCCGTCAAGCTCTTGCTCTCGACGCAGTAATCCGTCGCGAAGCAAGCTAACCACGCTACCTGCTCCACCATCATAAACGATGTCGTCGTAGAGCATTGTCGACTGGCGATAGTGACCATTGAGCACCTCAAGCACCGCGCAAATTGAGTCCAATCCCGCCTTGATTTTCTGACGGCTTGCAGGGGGCAAAGGATTAGCAATGCGATCTTGTATGTGCACTAGGTCATTGTGCGCGATCCGCTTGTTACGGTGGGTCCTTGTGAACTCGGCATTGGTCGATGCTGTATCAATAGCGGCTTCTACCCTCGCCCGAGCATTCAGGTCGCTGACCAGAGGCGGAATGGCTTTGATTGAAAGAGTTTTCTTGCCCGCGCTAACCGGAGGGTCTGTAAGCCTCGAAATGCCTAGCATTACTCCGTCCCAAAGCTGTGCCTGCAAAATGCCAAAGAACGTAGGCGCTGAGTCGTTCAAAAGCTGCACGGTCTCGGGATCCACGCCGAAAAGCTGCTCGTACTGTTTCCATAGCAACAAGATATCCAGCAGGTGGTCGTTTAAGTCGCAGTACATCGCCCCAAGATCCGCCCCCATCGCACTAATGCACTGCTTCCGCTTCTCATCCGCACTTATCACTGGCGACGCTCCACATTTTTTTCGATCACTCGAAGCCTGCCACGGCATCGACGACACTTCCAATCTGTCCACCCATCCACCCTGGACGGAAAGCCAGTAACCGGCTAGGTCGGCAGCGTAGTAGCGTTGTGCCTTCAATAAAAGGAGTTGCCATGGCGTTCGTAACGAAATACACCAGACAGTTCATAACCGAAACCACAACACCAGGTCACGATCACTGGAACACGCTTTATGAGCCAGCGGATCGGGTTCCTGTCTCTGGAATATACCGCTGCGAAGGCTGCATGGACGAGATCACTTCGAACGCCGGAGATCCATTCCCTCCGCAGAACAGACATCAACATCAGGACCAATCAGTTCCGATTTTATGGCGCCTAATCGTGCGAACCAAAACCAGCTGATCCCAAACGAACCGCCCCGGTCCGTTGCCGGAAAGCCCATGGACTGGGGCACTTGTGACCTAGGAGGTCAAATGAGTGACGAAGTGCTTCAGAGTGAAATCAAAGCCATCAGCATTGCGGTACGCTGCCTTGCGGCAAGCCTCAAACAAAGCGGCGCGCTAGATGAAGAGCTCTACGTAGCGAGACTCGCTTCTACGATCGGCAGCGATTACAAGCAGGCTCAGAACAAAGAGGTATTTGACTTATTCCTGCAGAATTTCATCGACGACATCAAACGCTCGGGGAACTCGGCTTCCTAAGTTGGTCGATCTTGGCTGCGAGCACCTCATCGCTCGCAGCTCTGCGCTTGCACTCCGCTTGAATTGATCGTTTGATGGCACTCTTAAGCATGCGTCCTCCCGCGGCCTAGCCGCTTCACTTCGCGTCCCGATGACGCAACACAAGGCGCGTCCGGTCGAGCCAGGGCCCGCCGAACACGATGATTTCTGATGGCCGCCCCAGCAGGTGGTGCAGCATGAACGGTCCAGGCCCGAAGACCTCCCCCGCTTCCTCCGGCAGCCGAGCGTCAGCGCCGAGGTAGATGCCAGCATGGTTCGGGTGAGCCGTTCGGCCAACGGCCATGACGATCATGTCGCCGCGCTGCGGCTGGCTAACCTGGTAGAACCCGGCGGACTCGTAGGCCTGCTCGTAAAGGCTCGGGCCGTCTGCCCGCTCCCACCATCCCTCCTCCCGGGCATAGACCGGAAACTCCAGGCCCCACTCCCGCTTGTACCAGTCGGCACAGACCTGCCAGCAGTCCCATGCGCCGTGCACGAACGGCCGCCCCAGCAGCGGAGTGTGTCCGGTCGGGGTGATGCTCCGCAGATCGCCCTCCGGCCACGACAGGATGTACCAGGGTAGACCAGTGGCCTCGCACATAGCCAGGTCGCGCGGTGACGGCCTGCTGGTAGCGTCAGGGTGTGAGTGCACGATGCCGATCACCTCGCCCTGGTCTTCCGCTTCTGCATACTGCTCCGGCGAAATCCGGAACTCTTCAGCAGGGTCGGCGGCGGCGTTTTCACACGGCATATACCTGTGGGAGCGGCCGACAGCGATGATCAGCCCGCAGCACTCGCGCGGGTACTCCGCCGCAGCGTGCGCTTGCACGGCGGCGAGGATGTGTTTGCGCATGGTCAGCTCCGTGCGATGAGGGAAACAGCCGGGAAGCCGCCAAAGGGCAGTTGGTTGCCCTGGCCAAAGCGAACGGTACAGCCTGAGTCGAGACAGCCGTTGCACTGGTCCTTGGCCGGGTCAACCGTTGGGTTGCCGTCGAGGTCGAAGTAAGGGCCGGTGTATCCGCAGTTGGGGCCGCGGTAGCCGGCGGTCATCGCCCAGTGACAAAGCTGGGTCATCTGCCGGCCAATCGTCTCTCCACCGACATCACCGGGGCTGGCCAGCTCCCAGGCCACCGTCTTGCCGTTCTCCGACACCTTCTGATCGATGTACCAGACCTCAATGGCTTCCTCGGTTGGGTCGGCCTCCGGGTTGCCTGCCGGAAAATTCACCGCATCCAGGTAACGCGCCATCGTGTGGCGCATGGTCAGCTTGAACTCGAGCAGGTTGTCGAAGGCCACGCACAGCGCAGTGATCCTTCCGTTGACGTTGCCCACCGTCAGCGTTGGGCGCACGGCGGTACCGTCCGAGTTCGCTTCGATGCCCTCGATCTGCATGGGCCAGGCACCGTACTCGTTGCCCTGCCACCAGATCGACTTGGCCGGCAGCTGGTCGGCGTTCGCGCCAGCCGCTGCAAGCTCCTGAGGCGTGTGTGGAATTGCGTGCCCGTGGAAACGCAGCGTGTCGGCACCAAAGTCCGAGCCATCCAGCTCGAACAGCAGCACTTCGCTGCCAGGCTCCAGGGTCTGGATGTCTTTGATCAGCGACATACTCGCTCCCTATGGGTGGAAAGCCCGCTCGAAGGTGGCGGAGACCTTGAATCGACCGCCGCCCACAGGGGTGGGCTTGGGGTCTGCGCAGGTGAACAGGCCCAGATCGCCGAGCGGCGTAGACCAAAGGAAGGCCTTGGCGCCGCCGTGCCGGTCGAAGAACTCCATGATCTTGCGGACCTGGGCCTTCGTGCCGGTCACGCTGATCGGGTAGCTGTCCTCCTTGTTGTTAGGACCGTCGCCCACTACCTGACGGTACCCGCCGCCAAACCTGGACTCGCGGACCCGGTAGGTGATGTCTGGTGTTTCGCCGCGATGCGTCGGCCAGCTGAACGTCTCGATGGCCATCAGCGCCCTCCTTTAGTGTTCCGGTAGCTCACTCCGCCGGGTCGCCAAGAATCTGCAACAGCCTTCTCGGCAGCGAGCTGCATCTGCTTCTGCATGTTTTGCTGAAGCAGCGTCTGGTCGAGCTCCATGCCTTCGTCACTTCGATCCGCGACGGCCACGTTGACCGGTGCCGACACGCTGATCATCGTGCCCGAAGTGCTCGTGGTAGTGAGGGTTGAAGCAGGCCCAGTGCCGAGCGGGGTAATGGTACCGCCCTGCTCCCCCATCATCAGATAGGTCTTACCCCCCTGATTCAGCAGTTCAGGCCCAAGCTCGTTGACCTGGTAGAGCGAATTAGCTGCTACCGGGCCGCCACCAGCGCGCTGGCCGGAGACGAAGTTGTCCATGATCTCCGGGCTGTACCCGGCCTGGGTCGACCCTGCGGACGTCGTTCCGCCACCGAACCACGCAGAGGCAGCCGTAGCACCCCAGCCGGCCAAGCTGCTGAGCAAGCCAGACGCTGCGCGCTGTGTCTCAATTCTCACCATGTCCGCCAGTATCGACTTGGTGAAGTCCGCGAACGAGAACTTGCCGGTCATGGCGAAGTTCACGACAGCATCTTCCATCGAGCTGAAGGCGTTGCTGAACAGGGTTTTCGTCTGCCCGGCGACATCCCGCGCTTGCTCCAGGTAGTTCTGGAAAGCCGACGACGCCCCCTTGCGCCAATCCCCCTGCGCGGCGGTCATCTGGTCGTAATTGGCGATGGTGGTTTCCTGCAGGTCCTTTTCGGTCTTGCTCAGGGCCGCCAACTTCTGGTTGTACTCATCGAGGCTCATGCCGCGGGAGCCGTCGCCATATTGGTTGGCCAGGTCCAGACGCTGCTGGTTCATCCGGTCGGTGATGCCGTTCTGCTGATCCTGCAAACTGCGCTGACGGTCGCCCAGCCCCAGGCCATCGGCGGCGCGCTGCCCCTGCAACCTCAGCGCCTGGACCTGCTGATCGAGGGCGTCGGTGTAGGTCTGCACCGCCCTGGCCTGCTTGGCCAGCCGGCCCTGCTCATTGGTCGCCAGCACCGAGAGCTCGGTATCAGCGTCCTTCTGCGCCTTGACCATGGCAGCGCGGGCATCCGCGATTTTCTGGTCAAGCTGGATGCGCTGCTGGGCGCTGGTACTGCTGCGCCCCTTGGCCTCCTCCAGTGCCGTGATCTCGGCCTCGTAGGCGTTCGTGACCTCGGCCTTCTGCTGCTCGATGATTGCGGCCCGCTGTGCGGCGTACGACTCCTGCGAGATCAGGCCGGCCTTCTGCGCCGTATCCAGTTCCTTCTGGTGGTTCTTGTACTCGGCCAGGATGGCGCTCAGTGCGTTCTTCTGGTCGTTGAAGCCTGAGAGGTCGACCGACCCTGTGCGACCGGCAGGGTCCTTGAACTGCTTGGCGATGTCGGCCTGAACACGGGCGATGTTCTCGGGCTTCAGGCGCTCGTCGTTCGGGCTGACCTTGCGGATCGCCTCCAGCGACTTGTTGTACTCCTTCAGCGCATCAGCGCGCTTCTCGGCGTTGGTCCTGGCCGACTTTTCCAGCGCATCGATCTTGCCGATTGCAACGATGGCTGCCTGCTGGCGCTGAACATCCAGCTCGCGGGCCCGGGCAATCGCCTGCTGTGTGTCGCGCTGCTGAATCAGACCTTTCAGCTCAAGGCTGGCGTTGGTGAGCTTCTTCTGGGCATCGATATCGTCAGCGTCGGCATTTACAGCGCTCTGCGCCGCGGCGACCTGGCGTTGCATGTCGACGATCCGACTCGCGATGTCCTGATCCCGACCAACGTCATTGAGTGCATCGACAGTGGCGGCCACCTCGCCTTTCAACGACTTCCACCCGCGCTCCCACAGCGACAGGTTCTCGGTGACCTCCTTGCTGCGGTTCCTGATGGTATCGACGTAGGTATCGGTGAGTAGCTTGGTCGCCCCGATGGTGTCGCCCTGCTCCTTCAAGGCAACGATCTGCGAGTAGGTTGCAGCGGTCAGGAAGTTGTACTGCTCGTTCAGGTCCTTGGCAGCCGCTACCGGGTCCTTGCCGATCTTCACGAACTCGGCCACCGTCTCCTCGACCGCCTTGCCGGTGGCAGAGCGCCACACCAGGGTGGCCTCGGTGATCTCGACGAAGCTGTCGGAAGCGATCTTGCCGCTACCGGCCAGTTGGGTGAGCACTTCAGCCGCGGCACCAGTGGTGCCGACGGTCGCGGCGACCTGGCGCGCCATTCCCGACATCTGGTCCGCCGTCGTGCCGGCGGCATTGCCAGTCTTGATCAGTTCCTTCTGGAAACCGATCGCCTCCTCGCTGCCGGAGTAGTAGGCGTAACCCAGCACGCCAACTGCTGCGGCGGCGACGGTGAACGGGTTCACTAAGCCTGCCACATAGCCGCCCAGCGCCTGAACCGCCGGCCCAATGCCGCCGAACATATCCTTGAGCTGCCCGCCCTGCTGCAGAAGAACCGTCAGCGGCGCCTGGCCACCCTGCAGGGACACCACGATATCGGTGAACTGCGCCGGCACGCCGCGCAGCGCGGCAGCCGTTGCTTTGGCTGTCATGCCCGTCTTGTTCAGCGCGGTGTCGGCGCCGCCCAGGGCGGTACGCGCTTGGTCGATCTTCGCTTGGTACTCGCCGAATGTCTCCGCATCGAGCGCGCCACTGGCGCGGAAGCCCTTGAGCTTCTGTTCCATCTGGTCCAGACGGCTCATTGCTGCGACAGTCGGGTCAATCTTGCCCAGCAACTCCTCGAGCGCCTGGCCTTCTTCCCGATGCGCGCCGGCAGCCTTCTTCGCTGCCTCCGCCTGACGCTCCTCGGTGGCGATGAGGGCCTGGGCCCGGCTGTTGATGGACGCCTGACGGCTGGCACTATCCGACAGGACGGCGTTCGCCTGAGCGGTGACCTCGGCGCTCTGCTCGGTTGCCCGGTTGAGCGATTGAACGTACTGGCTGGCCTCCAGCGAGGCCTTGGCCACGGCCAGAATCCTGGCTTGCTGCTCGTCGGCGGATTCGGCGGCGCGCCGGCCAGCCTGGGCACCGGCATCAGTGGCACTGGTGAGCGCCTCCTGCACCTTGCCCGCCTGAGCGGCCTCGGCCCGGAAAGCTCCCATGTTCGCCGCGGCGCTGCTGAATGCCGTGGAAGCGCTGGTAACGGCGCGTCCCACGGTGGCCATCTGCTGCGCCAACTCTGTCTGCTTGGCGTTGAGCGCCTGCAGCTCCTGCACGATCTGCCGGGTGTCACCCTGCAGGCTGCCCAGGGCAGTCTCCCAGGCGCGACCGGTTCGCCCAGCTGACTCCTCGCTACGCTTGCCGGCGTCCGTCAGCTGATCGAGGTTGTCCTTGGCTTCGACGGCATCACCGGAGTCAATCTGAAGACCGAGAGAGGCAATGGTGGTCATGATCTACTCCATCGATTCGGCCATGACGGCCAAGGCCTCAACCTCCATGACGCGGAGATCGGGGAAAATGTCGGTGAGGTCGCGGCGCTTGATGCCGAGCATTGAGGCGGTTGCAGGAATGGCGGTGTAGTCCAGGCCGGACGGGCCGCCCGAAGCCACCCGCCACTGTGTGCCCAGCGCATCGAACAGGCGGAAGGCAGGCCAGGCATCCGGCAGGACCTCCACTACCTCCTCCTCGATGTCATCAAGGGTCAGCCCCAGCGCCGCCAGTTGCTCAGCGGACGGGCCGCGCTCGTAGCAAGCCCGGGCCGCCGCCCTCAGTTTCCCAGGCGGGCCGGACTGTAGGCGGCTTGGTAGGCGTCGATTACTGCCTTCGGTGCGCCGGTGCAGGTGCGCACCAGGTCGGCGATGGCCTCGGCGCTGAACTCGTCCTCCAGGTCCCAGCCTGTGACGATGTCGCCCAGCTGCTCAGCCTGCAGGGCGATTTCACCGGTGGTGACCTCCTCCCAAGTTGCCCCGTCCTTCTGGGCCTTTTCCGCCCAGGCGTCGCGCGCCTTGTTCCAGCGGTCGAACATTGCGGACAGGGCCACGCGGTCCATGTAGCGGAACTGGAATTCCACCGGCGCCGGCTCAGTGCCAATGCGCGGAACCTGCACCATGGCGGTGAACGTTGGGTTCTGCGCGATCTTGATCTTCGCCATGAGGCCCCCTTACGCGCCAGCCAGGATGCGAACAGGACGGCCCGACAGCGCGATGCTGATGGTGCGCGTCATGAGGCTGTTCCGGTCCATGGTCGGGGTGGTGGTGATGCTCACGTAGCCTGGATAGAGGATCTGATCGCCACCCGGCAGCTTGAGGCGCACCACCGCGAGCTCCTTGCTGTCACCGTAGTTTTCGACCAGGGCGACGTAGGCAGCGGTCGGCTGGTCCTCGACGGTGATCGACAGCGTGATCGGGTTGCGGTTGGTCGGGAACTGGCGGTCATCGTCATCTTCCAGATACCCCACGGTGAGGTATTGCTGCTCACCGCCCGCCGAGGTGAACGCGGTCACCTTGGAGATCTGCGCCCAGGCGGTCACAGGGAGCACCGAGCCTACGCCGGCGCCAGGGGTGTACTTGTCGACGCTGGTGGTGTTGAGGCCTTTCAACGCGAAAGTGTCGGCGGCTACGCTTGCGGCACTGACGGCTCGGTCGGCGATGAGCGCCCAGCCGGAGCTGACCAGCAGCACATCGCCATTCTCGATATCGTGACCGACAGAGGTGGCCACTGGTGGCGCGGCGTTGGTCAGGGCGGTAAAGGCGACGGCGGCGCCAAAAACGCTGGCGATTTCCAGCACAGAGCCGTTCGGCAGCGGGAATTTTGCGGCCATGAAGTGTTTCCTCGTTGTTGCCCGCCGGGCGGCGGTTGGTTATGCCCCAGCGGGCGGTAGATCCGCGACACCGCGGTAGGTGAAGCTGGCCGGGACCGTGTAGGTCGCCGACTCGGTAATGGTTGGCCCCTGGTCAACTGGTTCGGTGACCAGGCCCTCGAAGCCGTCGCGGCTGAGCTCCGAATCCACCCGGAAGAGGCTCGAAAGCTCACCTACCAGGCTCTCAGCGGTAGCCAGAGGCTGGCCCGCCGGACAAACGATGCTCACCTGGTAGACGCCGGTGTACTCGTAGGCATCGCCGCCCAGGTAGCGGCAGGTGGTGCCCGCTGGCAGCTGGAAGGCTTGCAGAAAGGTTTCATCAGGCCCTGCCTTGAAGCTCTGTTCGAAGTTCGCGACCCGAATAGGGCGTGCCGCGGCCCATGCGGCCAGTTTTATTTCGATGGCCTGCCGCGCTCGTGCTTGGCTCATGGCTATCCTCTATAACGAAACTAATGGCATAGTGCAGCCATTGCACAATGGGGATTGGCAGATGTTTTTCAAAAAAAAGGCAGCATCAAATCCAGATCTGAAGCTTTCTACCTTGGTCTCACGCAATCACGAAACTGGTTATGTATTCGTTGATATCAACAACGATTTGGGAGACGCTGCCGAGGTGATAATGGCTAGCTCCGAATTGATCAAGATGGCCTACGGTTATGCCCGACGTGCTTGTGCCTTTGCTATGTATGCGCAAGGCCTCATCGATCAAGCCCTACTTGACCATGTTCAGATGATATTCAAAGGACTTCAACTGAAAACAGGACAATCTAAGGAGTTTCAGGAGGCTGCCTATGACGAGGCCATCGCTTTCATGCAGTCATATCACTGGCAACTCAACAGATTCAGCATCCTCGCGATAAGAAACATTGCCGAAAACTATGACCGACCTGAGTCGGGCCCAATCAGCGACGTTGATCTTCTGGTAGGAGCCATTGATGCGGCTCATGCCGAGCAAGAAGACGTGAGAGGCAAAATCCAGACCTAACTCACAACTGGTTCCGCTCCATGGCTTCTTTAACAATACGTTGGAAGTTGGCCATAGTGACCCGCACCATACCGCTTGGCGATTGGGCCGAATGGCCATACTCCAGCGGGATGGCGTACGGCAAGTTGTTCACGATGTACGCCGTCTGGCCGATGGTCAGCGCCTGCACCTGGGTGATGAGCGCGGTGATCGCTTCGCTACCCGACGGGTCGATTCGGTCAAGCTCTTCCGTTGCTGGCGAATCGATGGAGAACTGCCAGTTGCCTCGGAATCGCCCGCCTACGTAGCCTTGGCCGGTTACCAGGCCATTGGTGGCGAAGTTCTGCTCCCGCTCGGTCTTTGTCAGGGGCTTGGCGTACTTCACGCCCTTGCGCAGCCTGCCGGCCTTGGTGAAGTTGTCCTGGTTCAGGTTGATCAGCGTATTGCGCACCGAGACCTTGAAGTCGTAGTCGTCGGCAGCCTTGTTGGCCTTGGCCCGGTGGGCCACGTTGGCCGCCCATAGTTCCGGGTTGCCCACCGGCGACATGAGGATGACGCTGCTGCCGATCTCGATCACGATTTCGCGGAAGGTCGCGTCCAGGGCTTGCTCCGCCTGTTCTGCGAAGGCCCGTATGGCCTCAGCGAACCCGCCCTGCTGCCCGCCGTATCGCTGGGCCATGTGTGAGCCGCGCGCCATGTCACTTCCTCAGTTGAATGGTCCAGGTCGCCTGGGCTGGATCCTCGGAAACGTTGAGCACGCGGTACCCGCTCACCTGATCGCCGATCTTGGGCGCCGCCGGGGCATCGGTGACAGCGCCGGCCTGCCCCTCGAAAATCTCGTTCTGGAGCACCAGCAGCTTCACGTCCTCGGTTTGGATACGGGTTCCGTCGATCTCCTTGGCCAGATAGCTGCCGAATACACCGCGACCGGTGTAGTAGATGGTCGAGGCCGGCACCGTGCCGCCGATCTCGGGGTCGTATCCACCCTTCACCGTGCGGGACCCAGCCACGGGTTTCACCGTGTCGGTCAGGCCATCTGGATCATCGAACGCTTCCGCCAGTTCGGCCTGAAGTTCTTCGCGCATGCCCATGTGAAATACACTCCTGCCTATTCCCTCGGAGAGAACGGACATGAAAAAAGCTGAATGCGAGGCTGCCATCCGCCAACTGGCCCATGACTGGGCAGCGACCCAGCCCCAGACGCCCGAATGGCATCCAAGCTTTGGAGATTTCAAGACCTGGCTAGGCAGCCGCGGGTTTGGCCATTACTTGGATTTCAGGGGCGAGATGCCGGCCAGCGACGAGGCACAGCGATGGTTCAACGATGAGCTCAACCAGGGGTGGCGGGACTGATCGCAATCACACTCGCTTGAGCATCACGGTGCCAGAGCGCCGGATCCATGGAGCGATGAGGTCGAGGGCGAAGTTCTCGCCAGCTGAGCGATCAGCAGACCCCACGACGTAGGTCTTGCTGGTCGAGGTGCCAGCCTGGGCCGACACCGTCTTGCTCTGCACCTCGCGCTGGGTGTCCTTGTACAGCTTTCCGGCCGCAGCCAGCTTGGCCACCTGTGCTCCGGCACTCACGATGGCGTCAGGCACCGGGTCTGGCACCGGTCTCTTGATCTTGGCCGTGAGCCAGGCATTGGCCATGGCAACGGCGAGGACCGCATCACCGTCTCCTGC